ATCTAAGATTGATGGAGTAACTGTTAGAGGTTATCATCAAGGTAGACCACTTTCAGAGATGGAGAAAAAATATGCTGTAAGCTTAGAAACTAAGTTTACTAAGATTGATGGTGAGGATTGTGTATCATATGCATTTGATGGTGCTCCATATCCTATAGACTTTAGTAATAAGACTAAGAAAATCGCAAGGTTTTATGCTTGGGCTTATGTTATTCTAACTATTGCAGAGACAGAGTTAGAGGGTACTGATTATTACCTAAGATGGGGTGGTGATTGGGATAGAGATAATGATTTTGATGACCAAAAGTTTGATGATTTAATGCACTTTGAATTAAGAAAGTGTAAACAAGGTGAAAAGAAAAATACGGAGGTAAGGGCTTTATGAAAAAAGGACTTTTATGTATGGTAAATGGTAGAGGTGGAATGATTATTTCAGTCTCTAAGAAACAAGTTGTAGTTATGTTCGATGGTGGATTAAAGACTACTTATCCTATGGAAGATGCTGAAAAGAAGATTTTAGTATATGAAGATTTTACTATTACTCAACATATTAACAATATGGAAGCAAAAGCTTTAGATAGAGCTATGGAAAAAGAGAAGTCTTGTCCAACTCCTGAAGATGTTGTTAGAGATGCAGGTGCTCATATCCATAGAGAGGATGATGACAGTTCTTGTAGACCTTATCTTACAGAAGAAGATTTCAAAGATATGTCTACTCCATTTGATACGTTCCAAGCATTTGTTGACTTTCTTCCATTAGATGAAATTAAAGTTATAGAATATAGCTCTATGTTAGACTATTCTTTTACAAAAGGGTTTGTATTAACTTCTGAAAATATCATTAACAAGATTAATGGTCTTGAGCCAGAAGAGATGGCAGAGTTTATGACTGACTTGATTAAAAGAGAAACTAACATTAACCCAAACAGATGTGTGTTATTTATTGATGGTAATTCAAATAACTCTTATGTATTTATGTGTGATGAGCAAAAAGATAAACCTGAAGTTCACGATGATGCATTAGACTTATTAAGATATATTATGCCAATAGATACATTTGAGAAATTGAAAGCTGGTGAAGAAGTTACAGAGCCATTAGATAACTTTACTAAGAGATTAATAGATATTGTTGAAAGTGAGAACATATTTGATTCGACAACTGGAGAAGATTTCATTAAATCTGACGATGGTAAATGTAGAGTGTCTTTAGTAGAACCAAAATTTATCTATGGATTAGGTGAAGTATTGACTATGGGTGCTAAAAAGTATGAAGTTGATAATTGGAAGCTTATGAATCCAGATGATATCTATAGATATAAAGACGCTTGTCTTAGACATTTATTAGCATATCTTAGTGGTGAGTATTATGACACTGAATCAGGGCTACCTCATATTATTCACAGTGCTGTAAATTTAATGTTTATTCAATACTTTGAAGATTTAAATAGGGGTGAGGACTAAACGTCCTTGCCTTTACACAAACACATTGGAATGGGTTTACTCTATGTTTTATTCTCCCCTATATAATGTAGTTTAAACTCATCCTAATGTGTTTAAAAAGGAGCTAAGATGGCTAAAAAAGAAGAGTATAGTTATATTAAGCTTTTTATCTTTAAGAAAGAAAATCCTAAAAAGTTTAATTACGTTGATGTTGCTATTAAATTTAATTGTAGCCAAAGAACTGCTTCAAGATGGATAGCAAAGTTTAAAGAAGAAACTGAAATATACAAGGATTATGCCAGTAGTCTTTCAGAAGAAGAACGATTACAGCTTTCCATTACTTGATATATATAAGGAAAAGAGAAAAGGTATCCTAAGATTTAGAGATGTTGCTGATGCTTTTGATGTAAGTACAGCTACAGCTTCAAGATGGATTAAAAAATACAAAGATGAATTAAGCTTACTTTAAGTTTACTTTCATTTCGATAAGTGCATACCCATATAATTGAAAATCAAAATTTATCACATTGTGTCTAGACAGATATTGATAAATAATCAAATCACTTTTCGGGGTGGCAAACTTGGGCAAAGGGTAGAAATTATGAAATTTCAGCTACATTTAAGCTAAATAAAGAAAAATACCCTTGATATAAAATTAAAAATATGTTATAATAAAAAGTAAGGCATCAACTGTACCTATAAAAAAGGTAAACCTTTGGTTGATAGGCTTATTAATATATACAAGGATATAAGCTATGGATATAAAAGAGTTAAAAGTTAAGATTGGTACATTAGAAAGTGTCAAAAGAGGTATCATTGAGATAGAGAATAAGCAAAGGGCTATAGACTTGACTCTTAGAGATATACAGTTAGGTAAGATTGAAAAAGATACAACTTTTTATCTTGGGATATCACTTTATCACGAAGCTGATATAAGATTTGATTTAAAAGATGAAAGTGCCTATGGTGTTATTTGTAAGATAAAAGAAGCAATGACTGAAAAATTAAAAGAATTAAAAGATGAAGCAAAAAGATTAGCAAAGGAAATAGCAGATGACTAAAGATTTCAAAACAACTAAGATTGGTTGGATAAGAGCAATGTTCTTTAAGTTATTTTATGGTGACCCAGTAAGAGTAGAGGGTTTAAGAAAAAATAGTAAAAATTTAAAAATGAAAGTCTTCACTGGTTGGTTTATAGATAATAGATTATACTACACTAAGTGCGAGGTTTTTAGTTAAAAAGATTTATTCGTCATAGCGATGATTAGGACATAACTTACACTGCGTGTCTACCTTACTGAAAACGTCTCACGTTCGTTCGAGTTTGTCAGAGGGACACTAGCTCCAGTTATTGCCAATGGTGGGAAGGGTGTTGTGCGATGAGCACTGATATGTATGACAAAAGAAGAGAAGAGATATTATGTTGTGATGATGACACAGAGATTATACAAGCAAAAGATGTAATTAGTCACTGGAGTAAGAAATCACCAATGAAAAAACCAAAAGAAAGGATGAATAGTGGCAAAGACAAAGCTACAGTTAATGAAAGAGAAGTTAGATAGTGAAAATATGTTCAATGGTGAATTAAATGCTTTATCGCTTAAACTATCAGAAGTTTTAAGTGCAGATTTGCCAGACACAATGTCTTTGACTATATCTAACTTTACAATGTGTACCTTTATTAATCACTTCAACGTAAGATTTGAGTATAGTGATGGTAACTATGTTCCTTGTAATATGATTGCTTTTATTCTTGCTAAATCAGGAGCACAAAAGACCTCATCTGTAATGACAGCGAGGAGTGCTTTCAATAAAGGGTGTGATGTTATTAATGCTATCCGAACAGAGAAAGAAAAAGAGAGAGCAGAAAATGCAGTTGGTGATGATGCAGAGTTAAGACCTATTGCTCCACTAACGAACTCATTATCTACTCTTGAGGGTATGGTACAAAGATTAAATGACTTCAAAAGAGAGGGTATTGGTATGCCTTCGCTATTTGTTGATGAAGTTTCTACAGCATTTCAAACTAACCAAGATATTATTCAGAATATACAGTTAATATCAGAGCTATTTGATAGTGGTAATTTTGAATCTAAAGCCGTAAAGGATAGAACTAAGCAATCTGAACCTGTATATGGTATGGGAATGAGTGGCTTATTCATTGGTTCTGAACACGGTATTTTAGAAGACCCTAAGATTTTATCTGACGTAGAGACAGAGTTAATCTCTAAGTTAGCAAGAAGGGTTTGTTTTGATTATCCAGTATTTGAAGAAGAAGTTGCTGAGGTAGATGAGGAATTAGATGCTGATGCAATCATTGATGAATTGGATGAAGATGAAGATAGAAGAGATGCTATCAAAGCAGAGATTAATGATTTATCTCATAGAATAGCAAATGATTTATGTGATAATGATGTTAATATCATAGACTTGCCTAAAGATGTAAAAAGGATGTATAAAGCTTATAAGATTTATTGTGCTCAACTGGCTAAGCTCAAAGCAGGGTTAATGCAATCAGGAGACAAAGAGAATGAAGATGAAGAGCTTTTAGAACCAGTTATTCTAGAACAATTCCATAGACATTGGAAGGCATTGAAGTTAGCAGGTATGTATTGTGCAATAGATGGTAGAAGTAAAATTAGTATGCAGGATTTAAGAGAGGGTATCTCTTTTGTAGAACTTGTTGCATATGGTTTGGGTAAGTTTTTAAATAAAGCTAATAGACAAACTTATGAAATTTTATTAGACCACTTCTTAGATGGTGGTAAGCCTCTTAGTATTCACGAAATGCTTAAGAAAGGGTGGATTAAAAAAGCTGCTCACGTTAAAGACTTACTTGTATCTGCTAACTCTAAGGCGTCAGGAACTGCTCTATTAGAACAAGTTGATGACAAGATTATATATACAGAGATGGAAGAAACTATAGAAGATAAATATAGAATGTCTTATAGAAAAGTTCCACCCCTTAGATTACAGCACTTCATTGATGAGGGTCACGACTATGAAACTGCTAAGAAGATGGCTAAAGATGAGAGAGTTCCTTTTATTACAGATGGGTATATCTATAGAGAAACTACTTTTGATAAATTAGCTAACTTACTTAGAAATGATTTTGCTTACGCTCCATTTAGATTTAAAACTAAAGAAGAGGGTGCTAAGTATAATGAAAAACTATTCTCTAATCCTAAAGGATGTATTAGAGGTAAAGAAAATATTATAGGTGGAGCTAACTTTATCGTATTAGATATTGATGGAGCTGGAATACCTATAAATGAAGCATATGATATATTGTGTGATTATCAATTCCATATGGCATTAACGTCAGATTCTGAGAATCCATATAAGTTTAGGGTAATTTTACCACTAGATGTGGTGTTGACAGTAGATAAGACTAAATATCGTAAATTTATGGCAAAGGTATCTGAATACATTGGTATTAAAATTGATGTATTACCTCAGTCACAAATCTCTTATGGGTTCGCTCAAAGAGAAGTACTTACAAACTTAGATGGGGATTTATTCCCTGCGTCTACACTGTTGAAGAACTTACCTGTGGTAGAGAAGAAGATATCGCTCTGTTCGCCTGCTGTACAAAACGCTAAATGGGATGACAGAAAAAATGAGTTTGCCTATGCCTATGCTGGTAGAGCCGAAGGAAGAAGTCTTCACTTAGGTCTATTTAAAGCAATGAAACACGCTTATGATATTGGTTTTGACTTTGTTAGAACTTGGTCGTTGATGTTAGATATTGAGATGAATCTAGAAGAGAAACCTAGAGAGGGGTTTGTTGAGAACTCACTTTGGAATCAAACCTTAGAACAATTTGGTTTAAAGGAGGATGAAGCTCAACTATTATTTGACAATGCCGATTAGTGATTTATTCGTTCCTTGTGAATTCGAGGAGACTCCTATCGTTTACGCTCCTTGCTATTTTTGTAAGGAAAGAGAATTCGTTAGTGGTCAATTCGTGTACACGTATGAAGGAACTGAAATAAATCATCACGTGTGCTATTCCCACTTGATGGAGAAAGGAAAGGGTACTATGGAATATAAAATTGTAATTGATGCAGATAGCATAATCTATAAAGCTTGCTACAGACATCAAGAACCGTTCAATGCTGAATTAACATATTTTGAATTTTGTGCAGAGATTGGTAAAATCACTGGTGCATTCTTCGCTGATGATTCACCATTTGAGTATGAAAAAGGAGACAAGCTTAATGTTGAGATTGTATTATCCCCTAAAGTTTCTTTTAGAAACGAGTTATACACAGAGTATAAAGCGAAAAGAAAAAGGAATGTTGTTGAGGGTATTAAAGACCTTAAGAAGCTTGTGCTGGAAAGGCTTAATACTATTACTACTGTCGTTAAAAACGTTGAAGCAGACGACATTGTTATTAGAAGAGCCTACGATGAAAAGGCGGTGGTTGCCGCCATAGATAAAGATGTAATTAACGCTTGTCCTACTGCTACTTATGATTATAATAAGTTTAAGTGGGGTACACCAAATTCTCAAACTAAGATTGAGAGATGGTATTTAACTCAAGCACTAATGGGTGACTCTACGGATAATATTCCAGGAGCTCCAGGTGTAGGAAAGGTTACTGCTGACAAAATCATTAACGATATCGTTAGAGATGAAGGTAGAGAACCAAACTTTTGGGATATTGTACCACACTTTGATTCTGAGATGGAAGCTAGATTGTCTATGCTTTTAGTTAGAATGGATATGTGGGATGGAAAAAAAGTTAATTACTGGAAACCAAAGGAGAGTGAGCTATGAATGTAGCAGCATTAATTATAGGTGAATCTGGAGAGGGTAAGACAGCCTCAATTGAGAACTTGCCACCAGAGAAAACTTATATAGGAAATACAGAGAGAAAACCTCTGTCAGTTAGGAACGCTAAAAAGTTTAAGAATACAAAGATTGAGAATTATAAAACTCTTATGAAAGTTGTGAAGGGGCTACAATCTCCTGAGAACGCTGAGAAGTATGATTACTTTATCTTGGATTCGTTTACTTCAGTTACTGAAATGGTGGAGAAATATTGTGAATACGCTTTCCAAGGTTTTGAGAAGTGGAAGCAATATAATCTATTGTTAATGGAGCTGATAGTACAACTTAAAAAGCTTCCGATGCAGGTGTTCATTATTTGTTTACCCGAACAGAAAGAAGTGAATTTCAATGAGAATAAGAAATATGCAAGAGTAAAGGGAAAAGAACTTAAATATGGTTTTATTGAAAAAGAGTTTAGTATTGTTCTTTATACTAAGCCTATATATGATGATGAAACTGGTGAGCTGACTGATGTTAGATTTAAGATTAAATCAAATAAATTTGACACCACAAAGACACCCCGAGGGATGTTTGAGAAAGAACCGAAAAACGATTTAGCATATGTTCACCAAAAAATTAAGGAGTACTATGGAGAAGAAGAAACAGCTCCAGATGAGACTGCTTGATTATTATAAATTTGGAAGGACTGAAGAACAAGCAAAGGAAAAAATCAAAGAGGTTGCGAAAGATTGTAACTTCATAGGTTTGCCCTTAGGCGATAATGCAGAAGCTATTCTTGCAGATATGTCTTCATTCCACATCATTACAGCATTTATAGATATGGGAATAATTGAAAATTTACGAACATATACGGAAGCTGTGAAGATTGCTCAGAAAGAACATTATGATAGTAAAATGACTAAGGCTGAGTTTACGAAACAGTACTTGGCATATCTTGATGACTTTACTAAGAGCAGGTCGATGTCTATTCAACAAGTGAAGAACTTAGGTGAAGCAATGGACTTAATGGGTGTTCCTTTGGCAGAACATCTATCAGGAGTAACATTCTGTAGCTACCAGTTAGGTAGATTACACGCAATTGCCAATATGGGAATCGTCCATAAAATATACGATACAAAAAAAATAATCTTAGGAGAAGACTAATGTCGGAAAAAGTAGAAAGAAAGTTTACTAAAGCAAATGTGTATGCAGATTTAACTGCAGGAGTTAAAGCATTCAAAGGTGCTCAAAGTAAAGAAGATAGACAAGTTGCATTCGCTAACTTAGAAAAGTTAATTGAAACATATAAACCTCAAAAAGGTGGTGGTTCATCAGCTAACCCTTCATATGAAGAAAATGGTGTAACATTCCACTGGTGTAGATTTAAGCAAGCATATATGCCTGAATCAGAGATGGTTATGTCTCAAGGTAAATCAAAAGGTGCTTCTATTTGGGCTTCTAAACACGAGTATGAGCTTAAGAAATTAGCTACTGCTGTGAAACAAGAAGCATTAGATGCTATGGATGAAGAAGATTTCGCTGTAGCACAAGCTAAAAACAAAGAAGCTAAAGAGATTCTTGCAAGTATTGAAAATCCTGAAACGTTCAGTGATGAAAACTTACAGTACTTAAAAGATAGAGAAGCTGAAAAAGCTAAAAAAGACGCTGAAGCTATCGCAGAAGCATAATAAAAAAAATAAAAGAAAGAGAGAAAAAAAATGGCATTCAAGTTTAATAGAGATACGAAAGCGGCTCAAGCTGCATCTAAAGGTGGTGTAATTGATACTGGTGTACACGTAGTAAAGATTTTAAATGCATACTTATATGAGTTTAACTCAGGTGAAAACGCAGTTGACTTAGAGATTGAAACAAAAACTGGTCAAAAAGGTACAATCTTTGGAATTTGTGTAGATGAAAAAAGACACACTGGTGGTGAAAACTATGACTATCCAAGATGGATGGAATTAGTTGAAGTTGCTGATATGAAAACTGGTGACACAGTTATGGTTAAGAGAAAAGTTATGAAAAATGGTAAAGAAGTTGAAGAAGATGCTGTAGCATTTAAAGAACTTCAAGGTTTCAAATGTACTATGGCAATTCAAATTGAAAAAGATTGGTACAATGGTCAAGAAAAAGACAAAAGAAACTTACACTCTACTTATTTCTTAGATGGTAGAAGCTTATCTGAAGTTGCTGCAGGGATTGAAGTAGCTAAGAGAAGTAAATCATTAGCTACAAAATTAAAAGATTATGAATCTAAAGCTTATAAAAATAGAGCTGCGGCAAATGCTGAAGCTGGTGCTATTCCAAATGATGAGGCTCAAGATACTGCAGGTTCTGCTGAAGCTGAGGGTGATGAGGACTTATTCTAATGAATGGTGATAATCAAGTAGTTGATACAACTGAAGATGTAGGGATGGAGCAAGAACTTCCATCTCTAGAGGAACTGTATCAGTATCAAGCGGATGCTGAGAAAACAATTGAAGATGCTCAAAAGATGCAAAAGTTAATGATGAATGAAGATTTTAATTATCTATTCAATGATATATTCATTAACTCTTGGGCTATTACTCAAACTCACAATGCTGGTAAATTAAAACCTGAGCAAAGAGAAAGAGTGATGGAGAGAATGATTGCTAGAGGTCACTTCTCTGATTTCTGCATGGGTATCATTAATGATGGTAAAATGGCAGTAGATAATCTTGCACAAATTAAAGCTGATATCAAGACTCAAGAAGAGTCATCAGAAGTTTAATAGTTTTTGGTAAAAAGCCACAAGCACGTAAACCTAGTTATAGATTTGAATACGAAAATGT